AAGGACACGCTCAATGACTGAATATATCTATCGTGTATATCCTGATGGTACGGTGCAAATCATATGGCGCCGTTAAAACTATTCGGATACGTAATCCTCTCAGCATTAATCACATTCGACTTGTGGCTCTTAATGCTCATCACCTAAATAAAAAAGAAGCTAACGCTTCTTTTCCAAAACATAAAGCGACAGACCGACATCCTGTGCTACTAGAGCTTGCTCTGAGTCAAACCCGTCATCTTTACAAAACCCTCAAACTTTTCTAAAAGGAACAAGATAATGCAAAACTTTCAACCTCGTAATTACCGCATTGATAATGTTGAACTCAACTGGGCCAAGCTTGCAAAGCCTGTATCACCTTTCGGTGTAGCTCAATACGAACTGCAAATTGCAACAACTGATGCAACCACAGCCGACGAGTGGCGCGCTAATCATCTCAACGTCAAACCTGAGATTGATAAAGAAAGCAAAAAGCCAACTGGTAAGTTCACAGTCTCACTCAAACGCAAAGCTGTCAAAGCTGATGGTTCTGATAACGGTGCTCCAAAAGTAGTTGGTGCCGACGCTCAGCCTATCGATGCTTCAAAGCTTGGTAATGAATCTCGCGGTAATGTAATCATCTATCAAATGTATTACAAAAACGCAGGTCGCGAAGGCATTAGCAATTCTCTAACAGCTGTTCAAGTTACAGACTTTAAAGAATACACTGGTGATTCAAGCTTCGAACCTATCACTGGCATTGCATCTGATGTACCGTTTGCAACAACTGCACCTGCTCCAGCAGCAGAAGCAGCTCCCGCAGACCCATTCTAAAACCTCTGAGAGTTCACGCTACGGCGTGAGCTCTCAGTTTTCCGAAGACCCACATCCATACTACAACGGCTATCGCCGCTTTTCCAATGCAACTGATACTATATTTCTCAGCTCTGCTTTATAATATACTTCCTGAGCACGAAGATAAACTGCTCACCTTATTCCTCATTAGTGCGTTGCCAGGATACCACACTAATAGGCAGAGTAAGACTCGCTCAGAACCTGGCATAACCGTACGTCCTCAGCATGACATTAAACTGCTGACATTATTCCCATAGCAGCTCTAGCGTTGTAGCACATTCTCTCCTTGTGTGCTCCGCTAGAGCGCTTACATTTTCGTTAACCTACATCCAAAGGTATTCAAATGACCACTGATAACGACGACGACGTCACTGCTGTTGCTTATGTAACTAAAGAATTCACATTCATCGACCCACTCAGTGACGAAGAATGTTATTCCTTAATAGCACTAGCAAAATCTCAAAACATAAGTGCAGTTATAAATAATAACTGTCGTATTGTGCTATTTGCTACAGAAGACTTAACTACAGCTACTGCTATACTATCTGAACTCGGGTTAATCGAAAGTATCGGTTATATACGCGAAATAACTGAGTGGAGCATTGTCGGCCTACAACCTGAATATGAATTTGATATTACATTTACACCAGAAAGTGATAACGATGGCTAAACCACTACTCAATCCACTTCGTCATGCAATCAAAGCATACAAGTTCACAGTCACATCTAAAGATGACAAACAACTCTTACAACTTAAACAACTTATCTCTCAACACAATGCGAGTATTCGTCGATTTGTACGCAATCACAATAGCCTTCCACCAAGCAAACTACTTCGTGTTAGCTTAATGGCTCGTGGTAAACGTCGTGATAAATTCGGTCGTCGCTTGCATTCTAACTGTGATTCAAATCTACGTCACGAATACGCATCACACTTCGATGTTTATATACACGACTCTTCAGAAAACCACGAGCTTCGTAACCAAATCGAAACCGGATTAACTCCGACTCAACAACGCAAAGCTCGTAAAATTGAAAACACTCGTCTACAACAAGAGTGGCAGGATGACGATAAACTTCGTAAGCAAGGCGTCTACTTCCACTACATTATAAACAAATACGGACAACGCACTAAACAATACATGTCTTACAATAAATACGTAGAACATGCTCGTAATTTACACCCGAATATGCCTGAAGCTACTTTCAATCGTATCTTCTCTAACTAATACATCAACCATTCCGGAATAGTAACGGCCGGATATCGAAAGGTTCATCGTTCTATGCTAGCTGAAATCATGACCACACTCGGATTCATTCTTCCTGTTTTATTTCTTATCCGAGCAGTCAATTATTATTTGAGGTAAAACATGTCTAAACTCGACGATGAAATGATATCACGGATATCTGATAATCTACCCTTCCTACGTCTTGCTATTACCGAAGCAAACACACATACACGCGATGAAATCGCAAACTTCTTATGGCAATGGATGAAATCAAACGAACATGAAATTGATAGCATATGGCGAGCACAAGCTATCACAAATCGTAACCGTCTTAACTCTGGCTATACGAAAGCGATGCACTAATGTATATTCCGCAAATTATTGCTGATAAATTCTATGAGCACTTCGAGAAAGAACTCTATGAATTTACCTTCATGTTCAAAACCGAGTCTTATTTAAATAACCAAAGTATCATATCACTATGTGAAGCAGCAGTATGTGCAGCACACGACGTCTCTGTTGAAAACTACATTAACGAAAAAACCGATGTTTCTTACGATACGATATTCGGTGATGCTGCAAGTATGACTGAGCAAGTCATTAATCTTATGCTTGCACGCTTTGCAGCACAACATAGCGGCATGAAAAGCTGGTCAGCATATCAATTCAGTGAATGGAAACAATCCGGAAAGGTTCCAACCAATGGGTAAACTTAAAAATCTTTTAATTGAAATAGATACAATTATAGAAGAAGAAACAGAAAAAGGCTGGGATTATGCAATCGAGGCTTTCTATGATGCTAAAGATAATACCACCGTATATATTATAGAAAGCCTCGAAAAACTCGCTAACAAATATAATTTAGAATTCGAAGACCTCGAAGTACTGTTTCAAGACGAAACTATTCACCATAAAATTGAAGACTCTATCGAAAATCACTGGAACCTTTAATGTATCAATATGAAATATACATACCTACCGAGTTCGACTCGGCAATCCAGTATGTCGTCAACACATTCGCCATATTCTTCGGTGGTTGCACAACCCACTACAAAGCCGAAGGATTATGGCGCGACAACGACGGCCTGCCAATGCAAGAACCTATCACAATTGTACGAGCAATTTCCACCAAGGAGAACGACTTCCCAACTCGCGACATGGCTCGATACATCAAAACCACGTGTAATCAAGAAGTCGTCCTCTGGACTAAGCAAACTATTCAAGCAACTTTTGAGGATTAAATAATGTCAACACTTATTGTAAATCCAATCGGCTCTCAAAATCTTATGTTCCGCCGTACTACTAAACGCTATGGCAAACGGCCTGGCACACTCAGTTCTAACCGCGGCTTCCTTAAAATCTCACGAGATTCTAAAACCGGTCGCTTTGTTGCGAGACCAATATCATGAACTTTAAAGAATTTACAGTACGCTTTACGCAAATTCTACTATGGTTCTCTGCATTCCTGACTCTCTATTATATACTCGCATTGTAACTTAACTGAAATTAAAAAGCCACTAGAAATACTTAGCGTATCTCTAGTGGCTTTTATCTACTTTTTAATGACCCACATCCGACAGTTCCTTAATCTTGCGGTCGAGTTCCTCTTCCGTCATTGCAGTCGCATCAAGATTCTTTGTTGTCTGGTCAATTCTTTGCAGCTTCGGCTGCTCATACTCTGCTAATGCAATTGCCAGGCGCTCAATAGTTTCCTGGTCTTCAACTTGCATTGCTTTAATTAATTGTACTTTAAGAATTTCAACAGCTGTCGGCATCTCCGTAATAATTTCATCACGAATTTTCTTAAATTCAGCTGCTGATAATTTCATAGCTTCTCGTAGTGCTTTATTACGTCTACGAGTTTCTGCACCTTTCGCTTGCATCTCACGAGCTTTCTCAGAGTCCATATAGGGCTTGAGTTGCTTTAACGAATTAGGGTGCTTTCCACAGTTCTCATAACCCATGTTAACCTCCAAGTTAAGTTGTCTTTAAGGAGACATTTAATTTTTACTAACCCACATCCGGAGTCGGCTCATGCGTATTAAGCCAATAAATCCGTATGCTAAGCTACTACGTGATCGTAAATATAAACCTCAAATAATTAAAAACAAAAAGAAATATAATAGAAAAAGACAACGTAATGAAAAGGAACAAAAAGAGTATGACAGATTATTTAAGAATCATGAAGGAGATTGAGGATAGCCAGACGGCTAACGCCGCCTCTCCAAAGATTAAAAGAAAGGAGCCTAATATGGCTAAAGTAACCGCAGTACAAATATTGAAAGAAGCTGCAGCTCTTAAAGAAAAGAAGTCCAAAGATTACCAAGGTGGTAAATGGACTGAAGAAGATTACTTCCCATTCGGAGAAACATCTTATGTTCACATGATTCATACAAAGTATTTGCGCATGCGAAACATTGTTGAAGGTAAACAAGAGACAAACTTCGAGGCACTTGAAGATACGCTTATTGATATGGCAGTTTATTGTGCTATGTTTGCAGCATACTTGGAGAATAATAAAGGTGATGAATGAACCACCCAGTAGCAAAATACCTTATGTGTTCCTATGCCTACTATGTTGAAGCAAATCCGCTAGTATCAGATGCAGAGTTTGACCAGCTAGCAAAAGATATGCTTAAAGACTGGGACACGATTGAGCATCAGCACAAGCGCCTAATATCTAAACATGACTTAGAGGCAGGCACATATTTGGGTAAGTATCCAACAATAGTTAAGAGTGCTGTTGCAAGTTATAGGACATCCCAATTTTAATAGAGTAGGAGGACTACCAAGATGAACAGCAATGATAGAGTGTAGTGGGTTAGACTTATTATGGTGGCAATGGTGGATCCTTGCCATGATAACAATAAATACGGGAATCAATATGATTGTATTCTTCAAACATAGATTTAAAGGAAAAGATAAAGATGTTTAATGTTGGTGATAAAGTAGAAAAAGTTGGCGGGGATTACACGTTTGTAGGAATCGTCGTTTCAGTATTTGAAAAGCTAAGTGGTGCTATTCGCTTAGTAGTTGAAGATGATCGTGGTGTACTACATGTATATAGCGAAAAGATTTTGAGGCACGTTGAGTAATGGAACTACATATATTTTATGGAACCGATCAATACAAAAACCGAAAGGCTCATGTATTTATTGAAGAAGACGGTTCATATACAGTCACTATGATTAGTGACTCTGCAATAATTGAAGACCGTAATATTAAAGGACACTCAGAACAATACGCAGAAGATTGCGCAGAGAACTGGGTGTTAGGTATCATTTAGGAAGGAAACGATATGGCTTGGCTTGCAGAACATAATTATATTCTTACAGCTAAAAAGATTATTCACCAAGGTACTCCAAGAACTGGTCGTAATGGTGTAACTTATTCACTACCATTTCAACAAATTAAATTTGACTTAAGCACTGGTCATATACCATTACTAACTACACGTAGAATGTTTTACAAAGGGGTGCTAGGTGAATATGCTGCAATGATTAGAGGCCCTAAAAATATTATCGACTTTCAAAAATTCGGTTGTAACTATTGGGATAACTGGGGTGATGAAAACGGTGATATAAATATTGACTATGGCAATGCTTGGATTGATTACAATGGCGTTAATCAAATGGAGTATGTGCTAAACAGCTTACGCAATAACCCTTCAGATCGTAGAATGGTTATTAATGCATGGCGACCTGATAGACTTGAAGATCTTAGTTTACCATGCTGCCATCACAGCTATCAGTTCTGGTCCGATGGTACTCATCTTGATTTACTATGGATTCAACGCTCTGGTGATTGGATGATTGGTGTTCCAAGTGATATGGTATTAGCAAGTGTTATGCTACTATGCTTTTCCAGCTTAGCTAACCTTACGCCAAGAAACGTTAAAATGGTTATTGGTGATGCACATATCTATGCTGAGCATATTGAAACTGCAATAGAGCAATGTCGTAGATTAGCCTGGAACCCTGCAATATACGATTTAAAACCTCAAACTGATTTGTATTCTTTTGTTCCTAGTGATTTAGACATTACCCAATACAAATACGAACCTCCATTAACTTATTTATTAAAGGATTAAAAATGTACACAGTTAACAAAGAAATCCCGTGGCATTATCATATCGAAGACATGCATACTAAGTTTGGTGTGCATGACTGGGTGAATAATAAGATAGACTCAGGTGATAAAGAATCACTAAAGAAATTCTTAGAGTTTCGTATTAACTTTTTGAAAGAAGAATTGAATGAAACAGAAACCGCATTTGCACAAGGTGATCCTCAAGAAATTGTTGATGGTCTTATTGACCTATGTGTTATCGCCATTGGTACACTGGATGCATTCAGCTGCGACGCCGCTGGTGCTTGGGCTACCGTTATGGAAGCCAACATGGCGAAAGAACCTGGTATTAAAGCTACGAGGCCCAACCCTCTCGGTCTTCCTGACCTTATTAAACCTGAGGGATGGGTTGGACCGGACCATACGCACACTACGGGTTTTCTAACAAGGGTGTTTTAATGAGTATTGATTTTAAACCTTGCCCCCATTGTAGTGAAGGAATAGCAGAAGCGCTTTATATTATAAATGATAAAGCAGAATGGTTCTGTCCTAGTTGTAATACTTCTAGTTCAGCTGCCCTTATAACCCCAAGCTCTTACCATACAAGAGAAGAACTCCAACGTTTACACTCTTATGGTGAAGATTAAAAGGACACAAAATGAAAATCAAAGTTACCCAAGAATTCGTCGACCAGTGTGTAGAGCGTTCAAAGATTTACAACGCAGGACAACGATCTGAGCAACAGCTTATCAGAGATATTGAATGCGAAATCTTTGAGTACCATATGATTAGTACAGGTGAATGGGATGACCACGAATCTTGGAAAGTTGATGGTGTATCCGATGTTTATGGTAATGTTGACGTAAAATTTATTGACAAATACTATAATATTGCTCATAAGAAAATGGCATATCTTGCTTGGCAATCTACGGACGTCAACACATTTATATTCTGTGAATGGGTTAATCGTCCTATGGGTCTCCTTAAAGCAGGTGATGAAGTAGAAGTTAATGTAGTAGGTATCCTTTCTTATATGGACTTCCTTAAAAATCTGCGGCCCTCAAAGTTTAATGCAGGATATTATGTAAATGCCAGAGCAGTTGCACAACCCTATGACGCGTAACTTAGTTGACCATATTACTGGGTTACCATTTGAAATAATTAAATGTCCATCATGCACAATCGAATATTACAGAATGTGGATTGATAGACTTGAAGACCGCTGCCCTAAATGTCTCAACCAGCATATGCTAGAAAGTGAAACTAATGAGACTAACATTTGATATTGAAACTGACGGACTAGATGCTACTAAGGTATGGTGTTTAGTCATGCAAAACATTGACACAGGTTGTGTCATGAAATACACAGACTACTCAGATAAATACCATGGTAATATTAAAGATGGCTTAGCTGTCCTTAATAATGCTGAGCTACTCGTAGCACATAACGGTATTGGATTTGATGCACTACAAATCTTAAAGATTTACGGATTAAATTTGTATGATAAAAAGTTCTTTGATACTTGGATTGCATCTCAAGTACTGAACTATCGCAGACCACATAAGCATGGTCTTGCAGGTTGGGGTCAGCACTTAGAGTACTCTAAGTTTGATTTTAATGAGTTCGATAAATTCTCAGAAGAGATGATGACATATTGTGTGCGTGACGTACAACTGAACACAGCTATCTTTAAGAAACTAATGGAAGAGCTAACAACTATTTCAGCTACTCAACCACTTATCCGTGAAGGTTTACGTGGTGAGATGGAAGCTGCTAAGTTTGATGCTTACTGCCGCTACTATGGCTGGCAGTTTGATATAGAGAAAGGTAAAGAAACACTTTCTCAAATCATTAATCGCATGAAAACTATTGAAGCTAAGGTTGAGCCTAACCTTCCACCGATTACTAAGTACATTGACAAAGCTCCTAAGACTCCGAAGTTCACAAAGAAAGGTGAGTATACCGCAACCACAGCTCGGATGCTTAGTGAATACTTTAATAAACCAGTAGCTATTACTGACACACATATGCTAGCTGCAGGTCGTGAGTTCCAACGTAAAGAGGTTGTTAAAGCAACACTCGGTAACATGGAACAGGTTAAAGAATATTTATATTCTATTGGCTGGGAACCTGATGATTGGAAGATGGAACGTGGAGTACATGGCTGGGAAAAGAAATCACCCAAGCTAACATCTACATCTCTTGCTAAGGTTGGTGAACACGGTTTACTCATCGATGAATGGACTACACTTCGGTCACGTAAAGGTGTACTCGAAGGTTGGTTCCGTGAACTAAAGGATGGTAGATTGCATGGTCGTTTATGGATTGTAGGTACACCTACCTTCCGTTGTCGTCATGAAGTAATCGCTAACCTACCATCAGCTAATGCAGCTTGGGGTAAAGAACTACGCGAACTACTTGTAGCTGAGCCAGGTCGTAAGATTGTTGGGGCTGACTCTAGTGGTAACCAATTTAGATCGCTAGCACATTATGTCTCTGATCAAAACCTAACAAATCAAATCTTGTCTGGAGATATCCATCAATATAATGCAGACATCATTGGCACAGATCGTAGAACAGCTAAGACATGGATCTATGCTTTCTTGTTTGGCGCTGGTCCTACTAAGCTAGGACAAGTACTAACAGGTAAGAAGATTGTTAAAGCTGGTAACGATTCAATCGAAAAGTATGGTGATGCCATTCCAGGTTTAAAAGATTTGAAAAACCGAATTGAAGAAATCTGGAAAAAGACTTCAGCAAATTGCATTGAAGGTTATATACCTGGGCTTGATGGTCGCCGTGTATATACACCGCAACCTTACCAAACTCTTAATTACCTATTGCAATCTTGTGAAGCAATCACAACTAAGTCTGCAGTTGCTTACCAAATTGAAAAGATTAGAGAAGAAAAGCTTGATGCACAACCACGCTTATACTATCATGATGAAGTAGCTTGGTCTGTTGCAGATAAAGATGCTGATCGTGTTTTACAAATTCTTACTGAATCATTTGCTGAAGGACCTAAACAAGTCGGAGTTACTATCATGGCAGGTGAAGGTTCTATTGGAAACAATTATGCAGATGTTCACTAATAAATCTGGAGTCACTTATGACAAACATTAATATGCTAGTAGATGCAGATTCTATTTTCTTTAAGGTAGCATATGGTTCAACAACAGAATCAGATCTACGAAAGAACTATAGTAATTTCTGTAAAAAGATGGAGCTTACTGTTAAAGATAAACTCTGTAATTCTTTTGATGAAGAGGAAATCTTTACTCCTTACTATGCAGTAAAAGGTACGGGTAATTTCAGAAAAGATATTTATCCAGAATACAAATCACACCGTCCTGATCTTGATCAAGACATTAAAGATAAGCTAAACTTTCTGCATCGCTACGCCTTAGACCAAGGTGCAGTTGCTGCAGATGGAATGGAAGCAGATGATTTAGTTTCTATCTGGGCATATGAAGCCAGAGAAAACGAAAATCAATATGTTATTTGTGGTATTGATAAAGACTTACTACAAATACCTGGTAACCATTACAACTACGGTAAAGACACATGGCAGTTTATCGATGATGACGAAGGTCATTTAAGATTAATGCTTCAGTGTTTAACCGGGGATAATGCAGATAATATTCCCGGCTTAAAAGGTATTGGCCCTAAGAAAGCTGAAAAGATTTTGAAGGATATACCAGAAAAACGTAGATGGAATAGAGTTAGAGCAGCTTGGCGAGGACACGGCGCTTCCCTAAAACAATTAGAAGTTAGCCATCGTTTATTACGAATGCTAACATCATGGAACGAGTATGAAGATATTAGAACACACCTTCAGAATAAAACCGTTGTCAGCAAACAACATGACGTACAGGAACAAGTCAATCAAACAGAGAGTTTACATTGACTATCAAAATGAATTACGTGATGAAATCCGAGGGGTCGAGTGGCCCTTCGGTGATGAGCAAGTAACCTTCTATATTGTAGCAGGTTTCTCTAATCGAGCAGCTGATATTGACAATGTAATTAAACCACTCCTCGATACATACCAAGGTATCTTTGAGGAGTTCAATGACAACAAGGTTTATCATGCAGAACTACACAAAACTATCGTGCCAAAAGGAAGAGAATTCCTTTACGTCCGAGTGGGAAGAGTTCCACAATCAAAAGCACAAGAAGGTAAAGAGGTTGCAGAAGAGACAAGCAAGCTCTTTGAAACGGAAAAGAATCAGACAAACTAAAGAAGAAAGGTTATGGAGATGACACGATACGTACAAACAGAATGCCCTAAATGTGATTCATCAGATGCATTTACTATCTACGATGATGGCGCACACTGTTTCTCATGTAACTACTCAACAAAGAAAGTACCAGAAAATATGAATGAATTCAATGCCTTATCTACAGCAACTTCAACTACTAGACTAGATGAAATTGCAGACCTAAATAGTTTTGCTATTACAAGCAGAGGTATTTCAAAGTCAGTGGTCGATCACTTCGGAATTAAGATGGCAGTAAACCCTGACGGTTCTGGAGGTTCTCACTACTACCCTTATACTAAAGACGGTAAAGTCACAGCGTACAAAGAACGTAAACTACCTAAAGACTTTCGTACACACGGAGACTTTAGTAATACAGAACTATTCGGCCAAGCACAAGCCATGGGTGGCAAGTCTCTTGTAATTACTGAAGGCGAACTAGATGCTTGCGCAATGGCTCAAGCGTTCTATGATAAGTACAACAAAGTATTTCCTGTAGTATCCATCCCATCTGCATCAGGTACTAAAGTACTACTAGATCAACTGTCA